CGTCGAAATGTAGCAACTCATTGTCTGTCTGCCCCGCTCATTCCCGGTTCACAATCACCGTGCACGTCACTCTGCTTGATTGCAGGTAAAAACTCCCGCCCTTCCTGACCGGGTCGATCTGCACGGCCGTCTCCTCGCTCAGGTACAGTCCGGGCCCGATGCATCCGCGGTTTCTTTCCAGAACGTCCCGCACCGCGTCGCTGTAGTAGTGCAGCTTCTCGGTGATCCCCTCCAGCCGGTCCTGCGACACCCGCACCTCCACCGGGACCTGCACCTCCCCTGAGAACCGCCTCAGCCTCTCCGTCGGCCGGCTCCGCACCCTTTCGCACGACAGGCTCACCGCCGGATACCGGCTGCCCAGCGCTTTGTCCACGTGTTCTGGCGCGGCTTTCAGGATCCTCACTCCCGCGGGCCACGCCTGCTCCGAACCCATTCCGTACAGGCCCCGGATCTGTTCGAGACTGTCCCGCAGGCCGTTCTCTGCCTCCAGAATTCCGGCCACCCGCTCGAGCACTTCCTGAATCGTGAACGTCACGTCTACCCCCGCAACAGGATCGATCCGCCCGCCCTCACGACCTCGTCAGCGCCGGGTCCCTCGCCCGCCGGGCGCCCGTTCCGCACCCCCGTCAGCGGCAGGATCCATTCTTCTTCCACGCCCAGCGGCGCCGCATTCTGCAGCCCCGGAGGCCCGTCGTTCGTGCTGACGAAGATGTTCCACCCTGCAGCTCCTTCGGGAGCGAACAACAGTCTGGCTGAGAGCGAGTGCGGCAGCGGCGAACCCGCCACCTGCACCGGGCACGGCGCGCTCTCCCGTCCAAGGGCGTCCACCACGGTCGCCTGAATCCGGTAACTCGCCGGCGCCAGGGCGCCGTCCTCGATCCGCACCTCCACCCCGGGCGGCCGCCGCAACGGCGCCAGCGCAATCCCTACTCCAGCGGCGAAATACCGCTCCGCCTGCCGCTCCGCGAGTTCCAGGTAGTGCTTCCATTTGGCCCCGTACCGGTCGTTCAGCTGGTTGAAGTAGGCATCCCGGTACAGCGCTTCCAGCGTCTTCAGCGCATGCCAGTGCTTCAGCCCGCGGTCAATCACCACCTGCCCGAGCGCGCCTCTCTCCTGATCCCGCAGGAACCTCTCGATCTCTTCCTCGACTTCCGCCTGCGCCCGCCTCAGCTTCGTCTTCAGGTCGATCCCCTCGCCGTGCGCCACATCGAGGACTCCGCTGTCCCACTCTTTCAGGTCGTCCAGGCTGTTGACGTCTCCATCCACCAGCAGCGCCATGTCGGCCTCCTAGCTCCTGCCCTCGCTCTTCCCGCTCCGCCCCGGCTTCGGTTCGGCCACCACCTGCACCTGAATCTTGCGTGCAAATTCCTGGCTCGCAATCTCCGCCCGTTTCCGTTCTTCTTCCTGCTCGTATCTCTCCGCCTCTTCCGCCGTCGCCAGCCGCGCCTTCCCCTCCACGATCAGCCGGCACCCGATCGCTTTCGGCACGTGCGTGATGACTCCCGCCCTGCCGCCGTCGGCCGTGTCCAGGCTCACCACGTAAATGTCTTTCCCCTCGATCTCCGCTTCCTTCTTTCGGAGCTCCTGATAGTAACGCCTCAGATCCATTTCTCCCTCTCCCTTGACGCCTGCTTGTGTCTCGCGGGGGGCGGCTCTGCGCCGCCCCCGCCCCTGGGTCCGCCTGCGCCTCTTAGCTGCGCACCTGCACGCCGTGGTTGTTCCGCAGCACCCCGACGCCGTACAGGATGTCCACCGTGAACTGCTGCGCCAGCGTGTTCGGCTGATAGCTCATCACCACGCGGATCCCGAAGTTGCCCACCTCGGCGTACTCCGCAATGGCGCCCGTGCCCGGCAGCGGCTTCGGCAGACGCCGGATCGCCAGACCGATCGCGTTCTTCGCGAACGCAATGTTGTGCGTCGTCACCGGCGACGAGCCCGTCTTCTTCACGAACTGCGACCGGAACACATAGAAGTCCTTCAGCCGCCCGATGCTGCCGTCCACAAGCGCCCGCAGCCCGGCCTCGCCCGCCGTCTGATACTCGCTGAACCGCGGAATCTGCCGCAGCTGCGAGTACGCCGTCCCGTCCACCACCAGATACTTCTGCTCGCTGGCCGGAACCTTCGCGTTGAATAGCGCCGTCTCCGCGGCGTCCACCACCGCTTCCGTCAGGGCCGTCCCGCCCGTGCCCAGCGGAGTGTTCGCCGTGAACTGGCTGTACAGCCCCAGCAGGTCGCTCTCCACCTTCTCGGCCAGGGCGATCATCGCCGGCTCCATGTACAGCCGCAGCAGATCCGGCACCGCGATCACTTTCGTCACGTCCGGAATCTGGAACGTCGCCTCGGCGTGCGTGTTCAGCACGATCTGCGCCGTCTCCACGTTCGGATTCTGCGTCTGAACCGTCCCGCCTTCGGCGATGTTGTTCGCCACCATCGTCGGCGGAATCGGGACATTCACCGTGTCGCCCGCCTGAGCCAGTTGCGGCTCGAAGTCCCGGTTCACCAGATTGCCCATCACCAGGTGGCCCATCAGCGCGGGAAGCGCGTCCACCGCCACCAGTTTCACGATCGCATTGGCCAGGTTGGCCGATGTGATTGCTGCCATCCTCTTCTTCCTTTCCTGTTTCTTTTCTGACCTCGCCTCGCGGCGGCTGCCGCCTTCCGCGCTATTCGCCTCTCAGGCTTTGCAGCGCCACCCGGCTGATCTGCTCCCGGATCCGCTGCAGCTCCTCCCGGCTCATGCCGGGCCGGATCTTGTCCAGATCCACGCTCGATGCCGGCGCGGGCCCGCGGCCCGGACTCACCACTCCGCTGCCGCCGGCGATCCGCGCAGGCAAAAATTCGGGATTTTCCTGCACAAATTGCGACAGGTATTCCCGGAAATTCTTCTCCCCTTCCGGCGTCTTCGCGATCAGCGACCCGTCCGTCCCGCGCACGATCTCGTCCTTCACGATCTTGAACGCCAGGTCCACCTTCGACACCCCCAGCCGCTGCAGTTCGCTCTTGATCTGCGCGTGCCGGTCGCTCTCCTCCGCCATCTGCCGGCTCCGTTTGTTCTCCTCCACCAGCTCGTTCAGCCGCCGTTCAAGCTGTTCCCGCTTCCTCCTCTCTTCCTGAAGCTCCGCCTTGTACACCGGCTCGCTTTCCTGCTTCTGCAGATCGAGATATTCCTCGATCACGCTGCGGATCACCGTCCGGATTTCGTCCGGCTGCGCCCCTTTGGACGCACTCATTTCCTCGTGCTTTCCCTGCTCCATCCGTGGTCCTCGCTCCTGGTTTTGCCGGTCTTATTGCCCGGCGTCGATCTCGCGCGCGATCCGGTCTTTCATCTCCTGGCTCGCGTCGCAGAGGTACTTCATCGCGAGCTTCTTCTGGATCTCCGCCCGCAGCGTCGCCGATGGGATTCCCATCCGCAGCAGCCGCTCCGCGTCCTCCAGCTCGCTGGAAAACTCTCCGATGTCGAACTCGTCCATCCCCGCCACGCTGATCAGGATCTCGTCCCGCCTCGCGTCCGCCAGCGTCCTCAGCAGCCGCTTCATCATGTCTTTCACGCGGTCGCCCATCCCCCGCAGCACTTCCTGCGTCACCAGGTAGTCCCGCTGCTTGCTCACGCCTGTCAGCGCCGCGTTCTTCGACATCGCCCCGCCCGCCTGGTGCAGCATGTAGCACACCCGGTAGATCTCCTCCTTCAGCCGGTCGATGTTCTCGAGCGCTATCCGGTAAACATGGCCTTCCGGTTCCGTCCATCCGAACCGGTCTTCCTTGCCCAGCTTCACGTAGTAGCTCTCGCCCACCACCTGCTTGAACTCGCTGTCGCTGTAAATCACCGGCATCGCGAACAGCCCCATCGTCAGCGCCCACGCCAGCGCGTTCGACTTGTTGAAGTGCTCCAGCTGCAGCGACGCCGCCCGGTTCATCAGCCACATCCCCTCGCCCAGCGTGAATTCGAACACCGGAACCTTCCCCAGCCCCGCCAGCCCGTGCAGCCCTTCTTCCACCATCTGCGGCGGCGCCGCCTTTCCGCGGCTCTCCACCTGCCGCCAGATCTCATAGCGGCAGCGGTCGTATCTCACCCACTCCCGCAGCGTCTGCTTGTCCCCGTTCTCCTCCTCCAGCTCCCGCTCGGTCCGCAGCACCACCCATTCGTACTCGCCCCGCTCGTCTTTCTGCCAGTGAATGACGCTCTCCGCCGGGTACTCGCTGAAATACCCTCGCGACAGTCCCAGCGCGTCCTCCTCCGCGCGGCTCCCCGCCGGCCGCGGTCCCTTCGGAAAATCGATCGCGATGTAGCTCCGCCCGGTCACCATCGCTTCGATCACCTGCCGGCGGAAAAAGTCGCTCAGCGTCGAGCCGCGCCGGTCGCAGTCCTCCGCCAGCTCGTTGTAGTACCGCCGCGCCGGTTCGTCTCTTCCGTCGAACGTCAGGATCGGCTCCCGCCGGAACAGCGTCGCCGCATACCAGTCGATGATCGAGCCCGCGTAGTTCTCGTAAAACGCCCGCGCCACCCGCTCCCGGTAAACCGCCGCCGGCTCCTTCTGTCTCGGAATCAGATAACGGTCCGCATTCGCCGTAAACTGTTCCCCGCCTGCGTACAGGTCCCTGTACCTCGGCCACACGCTCTTCCACGCCGTGTATTCCGGATGCTCCCGGTTGATGTCTCGCATCGTTCCTCGCCTCACCAGTACAGCCTTTGGTCCCGTTCACCGGCCGTCGGCGCAGCCTGCCGCCGCTCCCACAGCAGGTACCCCAGCGCGTCGCTCAGATGCGTCCGCCGCGGGTCTTTCGCCTTGTCGATTTCGCTGCTGTTTTCCGCCCATTGCACCCGTTCGAAGTCCAGGATCAGCTCCTTGCACTTCGGGTCCACCAGCAGTCCCACTTCTCCCGCCGCGTTCTTCAGCCGCGCGTTCACCAGCGCCGCCCGCTCACGCACCGACGGGTTCTTGCGCGGAATCCGGTACGAAGGCTTCTCTCCCCGCTCGGCGAAGTAGCTCTCGATGATCTCCCGGTCCGTCGTCCCGCTCGTCTGCAGGCGGCTCGCGCACGCATCCCCGTAGATCACCAGCCCCGCTTCCCAGCCTCCGTACCGTCGCGCGAATTCCTCACACGCATCCCGCGTGCTCGCGCGCCGCAGCACGATCTCATCCACCACGTGGATCCGCCCCTCCACCTCCTGCACCACCACGCTTGACATCGGATCCACGTTGAAATCCAGCGCCCACAGCAGCTCCAGCCTCCGGTCCGCCTCCAGCTTCTGCACATGGACCTTCCGGTCGAACGCGTGGTACACCAGGCCCTGCGACGGATTCAGGTACTCGCCCAGCACCTCCTGCGCATAAAACGCCTCGTCGTAGCTGTGCTTCAGCCGTTCATAAAAATCCGGAACCCGCTCCAGCAGGTGCCGGTTCTCGAACGGCGCCGCCTGCACGCACTCGTATCCTTCCACCGGATCGTGGATGAACCGCTCCCACACCCAGTCGTAACCCTTCGGCGTCCATACCCCGAATCCGCACAGCCTGCTCGCCTGCGGGTCCCTCAGCCTTCCCTCGAGCCGAACCCACGCCTCCTCGCTCGCGTAGGTCAGCTCGTCCACTCCGAACCACGCCAGATTCGTGCCCCTCAGCCGCTCGTATTCGTCCAGCGACCGGAAAAGAATGCGCGAATCCGTGTCCAGCAGCACCGCCTGGTTCTCCGCCTTGTTGAACTCGAACGGAATCCCACTCTGCCTCATCACCTCGAACAGCGCCGCCTGCGTCGCGTCGCGCAGCATTGGATACGTCGGCGCGCCGATCAGCCCCGTCCTCCCCGGATTCAGATAAGCCAGCTTCAGCGCCTCGTGGCACAGCGCCTGGCTCTTCCCGCTGCCGATCGGACCGGAAAACCCTTTGAACCGCGCCGTCGACTCGTGGAATCTCCGCTGCGAAGGCAGCGGCGAATACGGGATGGTCCTCCGGATCTTCATGCCGCCTTCGGCTCCACCCACTCC